ATCATTATTATATCGCATTTTGATCAATTTGTAAACCCATTAACCAAAGAATGCATCCAATGTCATTTGTTCTTCTGCTGACCAACCCATTGCATCCAAGATAAACTTAAGTGGTTCCATAAATGTTTTTTCGAATTGCTTTTCATAGTCTACGTATTGATATAGATCCATTTCCTTAGGTAGGCCATTAGGGAAAGCTACTACGTTTTCCCTGAGAGTGTTTGGTAGTCTAAGATATGTAAATTTAATTTTATCTCCATCTCGGATAACCTCATACTTATTTAGCAGCTTCTTTTCTTTTAGAAATTTATTATAGAGAAGTGCGCCACGTACATGTATTGGACAACCTTTTTGATATGTCATTTTCTTGTCGTACCACTTACCAATATCATTTACTCCGCGCGGAAACGCAACAGCTTCTGGTGGCAGTTTACAAAATTCTTGTTTGAATTCCTGTATAAAGTCTTGCGTTGCCGATTCAGATCCGGATATAATAATCTTAAAGATTTCTTTAAACTTATCACGTACAACTTCTGGGGTAGATGACTTAATGGCTTCGATACCCATGATCTTAAGTTTTGGTTCTGAATATTGTACACCTTCAGAGTTATGCACATTCAGTAGATAGCGTTTCTTAGCTACCCATATGCCACGGTCAGCAATAACTTCCCGTCCCATCTCCATACGGTTTTCATAGCAATTCATATCTTTAAAAAGATCTGCCATAGACTTTTCAAAAACTTTATTAAAATGATTTTGGCATGCTTCATCTAAGAACTTAACAGGATCTTTTGGTTTAAACTTTTCTACAAATGGTTTAAAGTTAACATATACAGAATCTGTATCGATTGCTATAACATAATCTTCATCAGTTTCTAATACCTTATTCAGTTCATCGTTAATTGTTTTTTCGCACCACTTAATGACATGTTGACCTGTAAGGGTAATACCTTCTGCAATACGTAGATCGAAATACCTATACCATTTATTACCAATAGCACCGAACAAAGAATTCATAAGAATCTTAATTGCCCACTGCTTATTCTGATACGTCGCGATCTCGCGCTCGAGCTCGCGCGAAGGATTTTTTTGGTATTTGCTTTGTGCAGCAAGCATTTGCTTTTTAACAATACTACGTTCTTCATAGTAGTTTTTAACAAGTGTAGGAAATACACCCTCATTGGTATTATCGAATAATATACCATTTGCTGCACGAGAAACATTTTCACCGGAAGCTACTAATGTTTCTGGTGACATATTCCATTGTGCAATAATATTAGGATAAAGTGAATTTAGATCGAAGCTAACAATCCATTCGTACATATCAGCTTTCACTTCTTTGACATAGCCACCAGCAAAGTGTACGTTCATATCCTGCCGTGATGCACGATCTGCAAGAGGTGGTATAACAATATTCTTTTTGGTTAGTTCGCGATATACGATCGAATCCCAAATAGATGTTGTACCAAAGATATCAGTAAAGTTAACGCCAGCCTTATATGCAATGGTACACGCCAGACCAATTAGATCTAGCTTATCGTCTATCTTTTGTACCAATTCAACATCTTTAATATTATAATCAATATAAAGCTGAAAGTTTTCTTTATATAGATTTCTTAGGTTACCATATTCTTCGTAAGAGATTTTCTTTTCACCAAGGACAACATAAGCAATATGATTCAGAGCATAAGATTCTTGTGCACCATAGCTATATGCAAACTTCTTAAAGAGATCATAGTAATCAAGCTGATTAATACCTTGGATCTCATACGCATCCATATTTTGATTTTTAAAGTTAATCTTTTTTGTACGTAATAAATTCCATGGCGAGAATTTACGGGCAATTTCTTCGCTTTGGAATACCTTACCGATACGATTTAGAATATATGGTATATCGAATAGACGTACGTTCCAGCCGGTAACAATATCCGGATAGCCAGGACTATGTACACTATCACCTCTCCACCACATTAAAAAACTGGCAAGAAGATCTTTTTCAGTTTCGCACTTATGATAGTGTATGTGTAAGTCTTTATGGATTGTTTCAGAAACTTTATAGTCGCCACATCCCCATACGTGGTAACGACCTTGTTTCGAAGATTTAGCGGTAATAGCTGTAATAGGATGTTTGGCTTCATCAGCTTCCGGGAAGCCATCATCGGAATAGACCTCGATGTCCAGGTTAACTACATTTAACATAGCCTGGTTAAAATTAATTTCGTCTGGGAATTTTTCTTGTAAAAATTGTAGTACTACACGATCGCATCCATAATAACTCAAGCCAGACGTAATATCTGCCTGTTTAACCCAATTGGACATTTCATGGCGATTTTCAAATTGTATTGGACGTACATTTTTCCCGCCCATTGTTTTGTAACCGGTAGGCTCTGGGGATGGCAAATATAATTTAGGACTAAAAGGTACTTTTTCCTGTACCAATTTGCCATTATTATCGTATCCACGGTAAAGTACTTTGGAACCATAATGGTCCACAGAAACATAAAAAGACATACAACCTCCTAATAAACACAACTATTATACCGTATTATGCGAGGTTTGTAAATCCCTATAATGCCCTCATTCTTTGTACAAGCCTTTCTGCGCGATTTGTCACTTGGCGGTACCACCTCGAATCTACCATTTCGTCAGCAGCTGCGTTCCAATCTCGAGCATCTACTCCACGTTTCATACCTTTGAATTGAGAAAGGCGTGGACGACCCATATTGAACATCATGTTAGCAATGATTAGTTGGGCTTCTTCTGGCAAATCGTCGAAATCTTCGTAGAGGATTCGGCATTCTCCAAGCACCACTTCAACGTCTTTATCGAAGCATTCGTTAACTCGCTCTTCTGAGACAGGAGTTCCAACTGGTTGTCCAGACTCTGGATCTGAATCGATAACCAAGTGGCCGATGCCAAAAGTAGGAAGGCCGAGGTGATCAAGATAAATTTCATATTTAATTCCTTCGTCAATTGCAATTTCTTCTCGTAGTTGTTCAATATTCATTACCACATAGCTCCTTTTACTTCCATATAACAATTTCGATCGGGCTTTGTTTCCATCTGCGATACCCAATTAAGTTCTTGAATTAATCTATTATACCAGTTTTTATCATGCTGGTCATGTGCTTTATTCATATCATCCATAAGTTGAGTAATACGAGTTTTTATATAATCTTGGCGAGTATTAGTATTTTTTCTACGCATTATGTGTTCTCCTTTACAAATGAATCGGGTATATCTTCAACATTTGGTTTGTCACAATGACATCGAATACATACATCATTATGACATTCAGGGCAGTCCGGAGAATAGCAATGACACCTATGCCCACAATTTTGACATTGCCGGCTAGTATCCTTCATCGCTATTCTCCTGTTTTTTTTTATTAGCTTAATTGCTCATTTTCTTCTTGGGTATAAGGCCACATATTAGTTGATCCTGTTTACCTGTTTTGTAAGCAACTGTTCTACTTCCCAAATTGAATCGGCTGAACAACCAGCCTTTTTAAAGAAATACTTCCAAAGATTATTTATCATTGTATGCTCCTTGAATTGTTGTGCGATTCAATTCTGCTAAGAGACTATGATAAGTGTGGTTTGGATATTCATGCAATAAGGCTTTTGCTATTACTTCGTTTGCTGCACACTGGCGTGAAACTGTCATAGATTTGCCAATTGATGAAAATATTTCTACGATCCAATTAAAAGAAAGTCTAGGCAGACTTAAGCTTTTTAGTACTATTGCGGTCATTTAATAATTCCTCGTTTTTCGTGATTGAAATTTTACGAGGCTGCTTCTCTTCAGGAAGAACGACTTCTAGATTAACAGTCAAAATTCCATCCGTTAGATCTGCTCCAGTTACTTCGGTATATTCCGACAGTCTAAATGACTTATTCCAATTTCGAGCACTAATACCTTTGTGAACATACATAGATTGATCCCGACGTTGTGGGCGATCTCCTTTGATGTAAAGGACATGATCTTTTACTTCAATATCAATATGTTCTTCTTTAAATCCCGCAACAGCAAGTTCCAATGAATATTTAAATTCATCTTCTTTTACTACGTTATGCGGGGGATAGGTATCCTTTGATTGCTT